CAATGTTTGATTTGAAAGTAGCTAGATATAGAGTTTTTGATTGGTTAGCTATGAATGTAATGAATGCAGATAACCCTAGAATGGGTAGTAAAAATGCTACTAAGGTTTTAATTTATTCTTTTATTAAAAATAATGGTGATATTGATAAATGGATTGATGATTTAAGAGTTACAGATTATGAAATTGACACAGAATGGGAGAAAATAGAATTAGAAAATTAATAAATAAGATAGCTAAAAACTATTTTATAGATATATGATAGTAATTAAGTTAAAAAAAATTAAAGCAACAAAAGATCAAGGCAATTATATAAAAGGGCATTCTAGGACTTGCACTTGTCCCCGTTGTGAGAATGCTTATCAATTGGGTAAAAATAAATAAATAAAAATAAATAGAAAGTAGGTAATAAATTATGAAAAGTTTATGTTTAGATTGCGATGAAAAAATGGAGATTGAAACAGATATCCAATTATGTCAAAAATGTATGAAACATTATAATGTTGATAAGTTGTGGAAATTACATGACGAGGGCAAAGTTGATGCTTTAGATTTTAATGAAAATTATCAGTTTAAAGCTAGTTTTTTAAAATAAATTAAATAAATAGAAAAAAGGTGATTAATATGAAAATAAAATTAGAAGAATTTAACAATTGTTTCCCAAGTGAAATAAAAGAGATATTAAATAAATATAATTATGAAGTTTTAGATATTGAAAGAGATTATTGGCAAAACAATGGTGATACGCTAGTAATAAGAATTAATAAAACAGATGTTAAAAGTTTATTAGGAATTGTTACAGAAATAAATTCATCAGATGAATTAAGATATATTATCAAAGATAAAGAAGTTATTTTAAGATTTTGGTGGGATTAGTTATTAAATAAATAATAGTTAGGTGGTGGTAAATTATGAACAAACAAGAACAAAAAGACAAAGCATTAAAAGAATATCGAGCAATACAAAAACAAGCGTGGAAAGAATATGATGTAATACAAGAACTAGCGTGGAAAGAATATCTAGCAATACAAAAACCAGCGTTGGAAGAATATAAAGAAATAGCAGAACAAGCGTGGAACGAATGTGAAGCAAAGTGTAAAAAGATAAATAAACAAGGAGAAGATATTAAAATAATTGACGGTAAGAAATATAAGTTGGTGGAAAGAGATTATTAATAAAATAAAAAAGGAGTAAATTATGAACAAACAAGTATATTCAGAAAGAGACGTACAAACACTAGGAGCAATAGAATCAAGCGCTGATGCACGACCAGCACGATCAGGAATACCAGAAGCAATAGATGCTCTCTCCTCGGAACTACTGAAAGCAAGAGAGTTAAAAAACCAGCTAGAGCAGAAACTGATAATGGTAACAAGAGAAGACAAACAAGTCTCACCAGGAAGCACGAGTGAAAATAGTCCAGAACCAAAAACATACTCTCAAATAATATTTAAAATGGCAGCAGGAGTAAGACAACAAAGCGAAGAAACCATAAATCTCATTGAAAATCTAGAAGTATGAACCACAAAATAGAAGACATAACACCACGTCCAGGATTCGTATTAATTAAACCAGAAGAAGTAGAAGAAACAGTCTCGGGTATCTACCAACCCAACAAAGAAGAGGAAGTCCCACAATGGGGAAAGGTAATAGCATTCAATCAAAACAAACTAAATGAAGATGAGAACTCAGAAGATATAGAAGTCGGCCAAACCGTGATATACAGAAAATGGGGAGGAAATGACGTACAGATAGGAAAAGAAAAATACTACTTCTTGAAGTTTGAAGAAATAATTGGCATAATTAAATAGCTTACCTCCAGGGGAGACAAACGTGTCGGGCAGGCACAAATGTCTCCCCGCAATTTTATGAACAGAAGAAACCTATTAAGATTCGTAACAAAAAAATAGATGACGGTGTAATTAGATGGATTGAGAACGCAGAAGAAGAATGGGTAGGCCAAACCCTCAAAGGACGAATGATTGGAATCTTTACAAGAGGAAATGAATACATCCTCCACGATATGGACAACCCAGAAGACAGCACGGAAAACCCCACAGCAATTATAAAGAAAGGTAAGAAATTTAAAATAATATGGACACCCAAAAAGAACTCCCAGAATTAACCGCCAAAGACTTTGATAAAGGAATGTTAGTAGAACACGGAAAGAAATTCGCCAAATGGTGCAAATACTTCCTTCAAAAAGACTCAGAAACGTATGGTAACGCCACAAGATCGGTGCTAAGAGCCTACAATACAAAAAAGTATTATGTCGCAGGAGCTATAGGAAGTGAAAACTTAAAAAAACTTAAAAATCTTGGACTAATGTTTTCAGAAGACGAAGGGATGTCTGTAAAAGACTGGTACAAAGTATTAGCCAGCAAAGCGGTCAATGGAACCTATGAGCAAACCAAAGACTTTATGAGAAACACGAATATGTTAGAAGAGGAGAATACTCCCCAGAACCAAAATAACTTCCAATTTAACTTCGGAAATATCGCCGAATCATTTAGCCAAGCCAGGAAAGACCGAGGATTAGATAAAATCGGCATTGACAAGGCTGAAGACGGAGAAGTAGAATCAAATAGTAGTAAAAAATAAAAGAAAGGCAACTATGGCATACCAAGTACAAACCGACAACGGGACAACGTGGACACTTCACAAAAAAGAAGTAGAGCTAAGAAGCCACAGAATACAAGCGATTTACTATTTCAAAAAAGGGATAGAGGAAGAGAGCGGAGTAGAACTACCCGAAGGATATGAACCATTCCAAACCAAAAATGGAATGCCAATGATTAGAAAAGAAATATAAAAAAGTAATGGGAAAAGAAGACCTACCACACGATACACGATTTACAATAACAAGCAGAAAAGCAGAATATCAAGCTGCTGCAGACAATTTAACAGAACAAGACCGACAAGGATTTTATGAAGCTATGGGAAGCCCTTATTTTCAAGGTGGCAAATCAGCAGTTGATGTTTATGGTAATGTAGTTTTTCAAGGACAAGACGAGGAGAGGCTAGAATCAGAAATGAGAAAGCAAGGATATACTGATAGAATTAGTGCAAGAGAGGCACAGAGAAAGACGAAAGTGGTTTATAAGAAACCTAGTAGGCATGAGAGAAAATATAGAAAGAAAAGATAGTAACTTGTAAAGAAATAAGCAACAGTATAGAATTAAATGGAACACAAGGTAGTCAATTTAATCCCAAAGCAAAAGTTTAATAAAACATTAGGAGATAGCATTTAAACGAATGCTAATAAAATATGACAAACATTTCAGTCAACGAGAAGTTAAATTTTGACCTAGCCGCAGGATTAGCTAAAGCCACAGGAGTCCTCACAAGTGACGACACAGTCCCCACAGAAGCCGATGAAGTAGAAATAGGAGCGCAGACATACGTATTTATGGACGCCATAACAGCCGCAGTCGCAGCAAATGGAGAACTAACCTCAGACGATACTAACCCAGACGAAGACGACACCGTAACCGTGGGAGATATAACCTACACATTTAAAGAAGCCCTAACCGAAACATACAGCGAAGACCCAAAAACATACGTTCCTAATGAAGTTTTAATTGGAGTAGACACCGACGCCACAATGGGAAACCTAATCCTAGCTATAAATGGAACCCTAGCAAGTAGAGGAACCAAATACAGCAAAGGAACAGAACCTAATCCAGATTTCAGCGCAGGAGCATTGTCTTCAAGCGCCTTTACAGTAACAGCCAAAGTCGCAGGAACCGTCGGAAATGCATTCGCTAAAGCCGAAGATTGCGCACACCTAGATTGGGACGGTGTAGGAGCAGTAATGACTGGTGGAGTAGACACAATAGCAAACGAAATCCTAATAGAAGCCACAGCCGACGCAACCCTAGAAAACCTAATTGCAGCAGTAGAAGGTGGAGCAGGAGAAGGAACTAAATACGGAGCAGGAACCGTGGCCAATACCGCAGTAACCTGTAGCGCAGTAGGTTCTCACGCAGTAACGTTCACCGCAGTAGTCGGAGGAGTAGCAGGAAACTCCATTGCCAAATCAGAAGACTCAAGTCATCTAGACTGGGACGGAGAAGGAGCATTCTTTACAGGAGGAGGCGGAACCAAAGCCAAATTTGAATTCAGATCAGGAGACGGCAACATAGGATTAGCTCACAGATTCGTGGTAAACACGGCTCAAATGACAGGAACCCCAACCGTAGCAGTCGTACTGTACGACAAAAACGACACTTTGCTAAAAACCATACAAGCAACAGCGGCTGAAAACGCTCTAACGGATACAGCTTATGAAGTGGAGATAGCAGATGGAGACTACATCCTAATGACCACCACAACCACAATATCTGATCTTGCCGCCGAAGCAGCCACATTGCGAGTAAGATAAAAAGAAAATGTCGAAACCAAAGAAAATAACTCACTATTGTGAGGCCTGTAAACAAAAGCATACCTTTATAGAAGACCAATGGCCATTCTGGAACAAAAAAGAACAGAACGGAAAAACGGTCTATTGGTGCAATAAAGGAATAGATTGTATCGGATGTAGGAAAGTCCACAAAAGAATAGGAATAAGCAAAGGAATATCTCACCCATCAGGAAAAACTCTCTGGTATTGTTCTAAGTGGGTAAAGAAGCACGGCAACGGGGAAATCAATTGGGAAATGTGGAGTCCCCAGGAAGTAGTAAGCGGAGTACACCTAGGATTTGAAAGAGACTCTAAATACGGAGAAGACACCGAAAATCACGACATAGTACATAACCAACAAAAGAAAGACTACGAGGAAGCCCTGGACATCCTAGAAGAAGAAGAAGTAAAAGGAGGCCGATGGTAATACCACAAAACCCAGCAGACCTAATGGAATTGGCAATAAGAGACCCGAAACAGATAATTGAAACATTTTTCTATGTAGAGGATAAAAGCGGAGCCAAAGTCCCCTTTATATTTAACGACCTTCAAAACGAATTCTACCACCAAAGGACAATGAGAGACGACATTCTAAAAGCAGGACAAATAGGGTTTTCCACAATGATACTAGCGATATTCACAGTCAAATTTCTACTAATTCCAGGAATCTGGGCAGTAAGTTTAAGCTACGAAGCCGAAGCAACGACAAGGCTATTCTCAAAAGTAGAATTCTGGTTAAAAGAAGAGAACCTCCATCCAACATTAAAACCATTCCTAAAGTTATCCACAGATAGAATCGGAACCAAAATAAACGAAGTAATGAGGTCAAGATTCTACGTGGGAACCGCAGGAGCGCACACATTCGGAAGAGGAGACCGTATTCATTATGCCCACCTATCCGAGACAAGCCGATGGAAAGACGCAGGAAGAATCGCAACGGGAATTATCAGAGCCGTACCACTACCAGAAACAGGAATAGATACCTGGATCGTAGGAGAAACCACAGCAAATGGAATTGGAACATATCACCACAAAGAATGGGTATCAGGAATAAACGGAGAGTCAGAATTCAAACCATACTTCGGATTATGGTTAAAACATGACGAATATGAAATTAAAGGCGAACCAATAAACAACTATGATAGAGATGAGAAAAATATCAAAGCTCTATTTCCTAAACTAGCCACCGACGACAAACTAAGATGGCGCAGGAAGATGATCAGGAACTTAAAGAGCGAAGACGGGAGAACTCCCACGGAAATGTTCAAACAAGAATTCCCAACCACCTGGCAAGAAGCCTTCCTATTCTCAGGAAACCCAATATTCGACCTAGAGACACTAAATGAAATGCTAGCCAATAAAATAGAACCAGAAAGAATTGGAACATTAGTAGGAATGAACCCGACAATGACCTTTGTAGATAACCAGGACGGAGCAATTAAGATATTCAAAGAACCAGTCCCAGGAAGACAATACGTAATATTCGGAGACGTCGGTCAAACCCACGACAGATGTGTAGGCACCGTACTAGATAAAGAAACAGCCGAAGTAGTGGCCAAATACAAAACAGTAACCAACGCCAGGACGTTCGGAAAAGAAATCCAGAAGTTAGGATATTACTATAATGGAGCAATGATAGCCGTGGAAATCAACAATATGGGACAAAGCACGATGGATCAATGTATAGAAGACAACTATCCAAACATCTACTTCCGCCAAAGACTAGACAAGTTAACCAAAGAAACAACCCTAATTCCAGGATGGAGAACCTCAAGCCAAAGCAAGGCTCAAATAATAGGACATATGCAAAACTTGATACAAGAAGGTTTGATACTGTATGATGAAGATATAATC